CTCAACAGGTCGCCGGCCACGGCCTGCTGACCGTTGTAGCTGGCTGCGCTGGCGGCGCTGTTGAAGTTCTGGGCCTGCACCTTCTTGCCCCAGGCGTCCATCTGGCCGTTGTAGCGGGCGGTCTGGGAGTCGGCCTTGCCGAAGAAGTTGGTCTGGTCGATGATGTCGCCCGGCGTGCCCTCGGCGATGTCCAGGCCCTTGGCCGCGTAGCCGGCGCGCTGCTGGCCCACCATCTGCGAGGTCTGGCGCTGCACGCGCTGGGCCTCGAGCTCACCGCGGCGGGTGGCGTCATCGGCGGCGTACTCGGCCATCTTGGCGTTGTTGCGGTTGACCTGGCTGGTGTAGTCGGCCTGCGCCTGGTCGGTCTGCATTTTCTGGATCGTGCTGACGGCGGTCAGTGCCATCATCGCTGCCATAGGTCCACACATGGGCTACCCCCTCATGACAAACAAGTGGAAGGGCGCGCCCTTGGGCCCGTAGGGCTCAGCCAACTGTAGCGAAAAACCAACACGCTGCAGCCATCGGATGGCGCGGTGGTTTTCGGCGTGCACATAGTTGAAGAGGACGGGGTAGGCGCGCAGCATCTTCTGAATGTACGGGCGGCAGGTGCGCATAAGCACACGCTGGTTGCGCGTGACCACGTCGGTGCCGAGCATCCAGGGGATGCCGTAACCGCCCATCAGGCCCATGGCCGGGACCACGCCGATGATGCAGGCCAGCTCTCCCCCAATGAGAAACGCATAGCTGAAGACGCTGCGGTCCACGCTGGCCTGGACCTCGCCGACAAAATCCTCGATGCCCATGGCATCGAGCTCGTCGATGTCGGCCTGTCTCATTTTTACAACAAGCTCGACCACATCGTCGGGCGCGACGGCCCGAACCTCAACCACCCACCGCCACCTCTAGCGTCATGCTGGTGATGGTCAGCGGGGTTGGATCAGAGGTGCGCAGGCACACCGAGGCGTCGGAGCTCCAGTTGGGCGAGACCATCAGGGGCAGCTCGTTGTTGCGCAGGGCCGGGGGCGATCCGTAGGGGTCGCTCACGGCTCGGGCGGGGAACGGGGTGAGCTTGCTGAAGCTCGGGCCGGCACTCACCAGGGAGCTCTGTGCCACCCGGATGTGCACCTTGTTGACGTTCTTCATCGTGCCCATGCCGCCAGCGGGCGCGCCTTCGATGTCCAGGGGCAGCGTCTGCAGGTCCGAGTTGTAGGACAGCCCGATGTTGACCAGGCTGGCGGCCACGTCCAGGGTGATGCTGCCGCCCACCACAGCGCGCGGGGCCACGACAGCGCCGTCGGCCAGGATGCTGACGGTCTTGCCCTCGAGGTGGTACAGGCCGCTGATGGTGGTCACCGGCGCGCCGCTGTAGGTCACGCCGGCGTCGACATAGAAGCAGCTGGCCAGGGTCGTGAACAGGCGGGTGGACAGGCTCTCGATGTAGCGCACCGTGCGCCCGTTCGCCGTGCGGCGCACCAGCACATACAGGACATCGGCGTTGTTCTCGGGGATCACGGCCACCGACTCCACGAAGCCGTCTGTGGTGTGCTGGTGCCAGGCGAAGACCTGCTGGTCGGGCACATAGGTCAGACCCAGCAGCACGCCGTCGCTGCGCACCGCCCAGGCGATCTGGTCAGGTGCGCGCGAGTATGCCAGCTGGGTGACGCTGAAACCGTTGAACAGGTGCGGGGCCATCATGCTGATGTCGATGGTCCGGTAGAAGCCCGTGCCCTGGGGGTCGTAGGCGATCTCGCGGATGTGCGAGCCCTGGGCCTGGACGTACAGGGCGCTGCCGCTGGTCACCACCGGCTGCACGGGGCTCGCGCCTGCGTAGGCCTGGGGCTTGACGGTCAGGCTCTTGGGCGTGATGGCCGAGCTCGAGCCGTCGGCGAAGATGCGGAACTCGCCACCGGCGGTGAGCGCCAGCAGGTCGGCCAGGGGCACCAGGTGTCGGATGGCGTTCTGCTGGTTGGCCGCGATGCGGAAGGACAGCGCATCGTCGTCGCGCGCAGGGATCGAGCTGGTCAGGTTGCTGTCGGTGGCCGAGCGGGTGCCGAAGATGTTCTGGGGCTTGGTGGTGGTGCCTGCAAACCAGCGGCGCTGCTCGTGGTAGGCCACCGCGGTGGGGTAGCTGCCGACCGCGTCGTTCAGCGCCAGGTTGGACTCGGGCGGCACCTGGGTGGTGTCGGGCGTGATGTTGTCATCGACCAGGGACAGGCCAGTGGTCTGGCCGATGTAGCCGAAGCTGCCACCGCGCTGCTTGTAGACGTAGTAGCGGTTGGCGCCAGCGGCTGCGGTCCAGCTGATGGTGTTGAAGTTGCCCGCCAGGCTCAGGTTGTTGGAGCAGCTGACGGTGGCCGTCTGCAGCGACTCGGTCACCAGGTCGCTGGCCAGGGTTGTGATGACGTAGCGCTGGGTGGTCAGGTTGGTGGCCACGGCCACGGTGGCCACAGCGGAAGGCGCGGTGGGCGCCAGGATCGTGGGCGTGAAGCTGGCGGGGGTGAGTGTCCAGTTCGCAGCGCCCAGGCGCTTGAACTCCTGCGTGGGCACGCTGGGGTGCGTGATGGTCAGCACGTCAGCACTCTGGGCGTACTCCAGCGCGAAGAGCTGGTCCACGCTCCAGGGGTTGGTGATCTGGTAGACGCGCGCCGCGGTGGTCGCGCTCGCGCTGGGGTTGGCCGCTGCGCCCGCCATGTCGGTGGTGGCGAAGGTGTTCGCGCCGGTGGAGGTGACCTTGAAAAAGCGCCCACCGATGTAGACCCAGTCGCCGGTGGCGTAGCCGTGCGCGGTCACGGTGACCGTGTTGCCCACGATGCTGACGATGGTCTTGTTGGCCTCCAGGACGGTGCCGCCGCTGCTGTGCGCGCGGATGAAGCCGGCGCTGATCTCCAGGATCATGGCCTGGCTGGCGCTGAAGACGAAGGGGATCAGGCGCGACTGCTGGGTGCTGTCGCGCGACTCTTGCAGGTACGCAAAGCCAGGGCGGCGTGCCACGGGCCCGTGCGCCAGCACCAGGAAGTTCTGGCACTTTTGCAGCCCGGTCTGGTTCTTGGGCAGGTCGATGCGCCCGAACATCTCGGGCGTGATCTCGCCGCCGGCGAAGCTGCGCAGTAGGGTCTTGGTGGTGCTCATGCTCGGCGACGAATGTGCTCGGGTACAAACTGGTTGTCCTCGACCGAGCTGTTGGCGTCATTGGCCATGGCCTCCTGCGCGATCATGGCAGCCGCCTTGCGCAGCTGCTGAGCGGCGCCTGCGCCCTCGCGGCCCTTGATGATGGGCCCGGCCAGGTAGGAGGCCAGCAGGTAGGACAGCGCAGTTGTGAAGCCTGCGGTGAACTTGCTGGGGTCAGTCACGTCGCGGGTGTAGAGCAGCACCGCGTTGTTCTCGTGGGTGAGGATGACGTCGTTCTCGTAGTCGAAGTTGGCCGAGCCGCGCTCGTTGAACAGGGCCACCTCGTCTGCCCGCAGCAGGCCGCCGAAGGGGAAGAACCCGTAGGCGTCCAGCGTGCTGGCGGTGAGAATGCGCTGGGGCTGGATCAGGTCGGACGGCGCCGCGTAGGCGTAGGTCCAGACCGAGCTGGGGTTGGTGACCTGCGCCAGCGCCACGCGCGTCTTGGCAAAGGTCCAGGCGTACATCTCGATGAGCTCCTGGCGCGCCACCGGGTAGTAGCGCGCGCACAGGCCAGTCTCGACGCTGCCGTCAGGCGGGTTGATGCTGGAGATGACAGCATCGGAGCCAACGTGCCCGAGGGCGAGGTTGCAGATTACGACGTCACTGGTGGCCATGGCTTACTCCCCGTACAGGCTCTCGGCGATGGTCTTGCCGCTGTCCACGATGGTGATGTCGGTCAGCTTGAGGGTCAGGCTCACATCGGGCTTGTTGCCCTCCTCGGCCACCTCGCTGGCCTCTTCCTGGCTGGCGGTCACGCGCGTGGCCACGGCGATCACGGCCAGCTTGTAGGTCTTGCCGGGCGCCGGGGGCGACGTGATGCCCAGGGCCTCCACCTGATCGTCGGTCAGGTAGATGCAGGGGCAGGCGTCATAGTCGGCGCTGGCCATTGCCATGTCGTCGCTCTTGATGTTCATGTCGGCCATGGTGGGCTCCTAAGGTAGTAAAGCAAAACCGGCGCGGAAGTCCACCGCGTCCAGCAGGTAGCCTGCGGTATTCGGATGTGTTCCGTCCGCAGTGTTGGTTACACCGCCCGTCCACTGGTAGAAGGCGTCTGTGGACTGCGTCGAACCGGCGCGCAAGCTATTGCGCGTCATCAACGTCACGTTGGCGGTTTGGGTGTCCAGCCAGTCGTTGAACAGCCGGGCGTTGCCGCCAGAAGCCCAGGCAGAGTTGAGGGGCGTCGTTCCGTCGAAGGGGGCGGCCGTAGTGCGCGGGATAAGTTTTGGGCGCAAGATCGCCGAAACCCCGTTGGCTTTTGCCGTGTTCCAGATGTATTGCGAGTCGGTCTGCGCCCCGGTCAAGCTGCCCGGCGGGTTTAGGAATTGGTTGGTGCCGTACTCGTCCATAACATACTTGGCGTATTTGAACCAGGCGGCCAGGATGGCCGGGTTCGTTAAGTTCCAAATTGTTCCACTGCTACCTCCGAGCCCAAAGTTGGCCCCCGCTAGGGGGTTGGACACCAAGTCACTGTTGAAGTACGCCTGCGATGCTCCGGTGCCGAACCCAGCAACGATGGACGTGCCTACTGTCAGGATGCTGCGAAGGTCCCCGCTCACGGCGCGCCCCAAAACAAAAGGCAGCATCGGGACTTGGTAGTTGTTGTTCCAACCTGTGGTGAAGTTCATTTGGCCAAAGCTGTCAACGGGGCTCATGTCGTTGGCGGCGGGGTCGATGAAAACGCTCACGGCAGCAGGGAAGCCGACGCTAACGTAGTTCAGGGGACCGGTGGGCATGAACTGTGTGTTCGAGGCCACGGAGTATTCAAACCGAATCCAGTATTTGTCGCCACGGGTGAACTTCGGCAGGCTGAAGGAAGACGGCAAAATAGGGTCTGATTGGACATCGTTGTCCAAGGGGTTGATGGTTTTTGTGCGAAGGCCTCCAAAAGTAACGGGCACGCTGCCGCTGGCGCCGTCTTTCTCCACGGCGATCTTCACGATGTTGTAGGCGTTGTTTAGCGGAATTGCACCCCCGCCCCCGCCCCCACCCATGTACCAGCCGATGA